AATTTTTTTAATTTCTCTTCTTGTTATATCTCCGTCTTTACTCCAATCATCTTCTTCTACTGTAAAAGCAAATGAAGATTCATAAAGTAAACCTCGTTTCATTAATTCTGCTACATCATTACCTGTTGTTGTGTTAGGTAAAGTAGCATCGTATCGTAATCCTCTTTCATCTACAGATAGTTTTAAAGTACCACCCATATTTCTATCCAATATTAAGTTTGGATCGTGATTGAAAGTTAAGATTACATTATCGTCTAAACGACCTTCAAAAGCATCAGGAGATATAGTTTCTCTAAAACCTAAATCTCTACTATCTGTGTCGAATAAAGCAGCATATCCACTAACTCTTTTCTCATCTTTATCTTCATCTTTTGTGACTTGATATTCTGCTCTATATAATCTAATTTCCTTGTTTTCCATAATATAGCTTTTTTCCTCTTTCATACTTTTCTTTACAGGATGATTGCTTGGTAGCAAATCAGTATCGTGTTTACCTGAACGAAACTTTCCTTTTTCCATAGCGTATAAGAAAGAGTTTACTCTTGCATAAGCCCATTGTTCAGGAGACTTTACACTAGGTCTTACAGAACCTGGATTTGTTTTGTAAGCACCTATTCCTCTATTAAATACTTTACCTAACTTAGCAGATGTTACTTTAGCGTTCCAAGATAGATTTTTTTTACCAACTTTTTCATTGTGGTCATCTGCCTTTTTCTGTAAACCTTTTTTTACAGCTCCAGTTAAGGCTCTTTCTTCTTCTCTATCTATTTCTTTCACTTTTTTCTTTGACCAACTAAATCCTGCATTTCCACCCCATAATGCCCAAGCTATTCTCCAAGCTGTTGGACCACCATCATTTTCTTTTGCAGAATAGTGTTTAGCCTTATTATTTTCGTGTCGGCTAAAAAAACTAAACATTCTTTTAATACTTGAGATACTTAAATCACCATTGATTATATCTCTAGCACGAGAAACTCCTGTTTGAGTTCCACCTCTACCATACTCTTTTCTCCACTCTAAACCTTTACGAGCTTCTTCTCTCATTTCCTCAGTAGGGGTAGTATTTATATCTTTTAATGCCACTTAGTATATTGCTACTATATCTCTTGCAGTTGTACTTGTTCTGTAAACCTTATTTACATATATACCTCTTAGATATGTTCCTGAAGGTACATTTTTTAATACAACTGTAGAACCACCTGCTAAATCTACTTTAAGGTTACCACCAGTACCTACAAATAGTTGCGCCCTTTTAGAATCTAAATTAGCAGAGTCGCTAGTTGTTATTGAATTAGCAAAATAACCTAATTCGTTACCTGCTCTACCTCTATCTTTTGCTCTTCTTTGTTCTTTTTGATCCGACCTTAGTGCCATTTTATTCTATATCTTTTCTTGTTGTTCCTTCGCCTAAACTATCTAAAGGCATCATATTACTTTGCATATAAACATTTTCACTTGCTCCACCCATAGAGTTCATATCTTCAAAAGACCTGACCTCATCAGGTGATAGTACACCAATGTTTACAAGTGTTCTATAATAGTCTGCTCTCGACTTAGAGTCACCTCTTAAAAGAGCAGTTAAGTTGAATTTAAAATATTGTGAGCCTTTCTTATTGAAAGGAATTAATTTTTGATTAAGTGCCATCTCAATACGCTTAATCCAAGGTGTGATAGTGTGTACCACAAAATCTATTTGCTGTGCCTCTATGTTAGAGTATGTAGCGTTAGATAAATCGTTAACGAGATGGTTAGGTACTCTAAAAATTCTACAAATATCACTAATTTGATATTGTCTAGTTTCTAAGAATTGTGCTTGATTGTTTGGAATCTGTCGTGGAGAGAAGTCCATTCCTTCTTCAAGTATTGCAGTTTTACCTGCATTAATAGAACCACTATAAGTTTGATTCCAACTAGCTCGTAATCTCTTAGCAGTCTCAGGCTTTAGTGTTCCTGGATGTTTAAGAATACCGCCTACAGATGCTCCATTCTTAAAAAACGAACCTGCAAATTGTTCTATAGATAAAGATATACCTAAAGACTCTGCCGCACTCTGTATTGGTGACTTACCCATAATACCATCACAAGATAATCCTTTTATATGGATCATATTCTCAGAAGTCACTTTACCAGTAATAGGATAAGGTATAGTTTCGTTTTGGTCTATTTCATAATAAACTTCTCTACCATCAGGTGATACATAGACACTTACATCATCACATTGGATAGGGATTATTTGAGTAGGTAGACCACCATTGTTTCTTTCTATGTAGGCATAAAAATTACCATCTAAACAAAGGTCTACTAGGACTCTTTCAAAAAAACTAAAAGAGTTGTAGAGAGTTGAAGGTTGCTCTCCTACTAAATGGTGAAGTGGATTATCAGATAGTATATATCTTTTATTATCTGCATCTTTTTCGTATAACGAGATAGGTAGAGAAGCTATTGTTTCAGAGATTACTTTTACGCAGCTCCAAACTGTTGATAGTCTAAGAGCAGTATCTTTTGATATTACTTGGTTTGATGAGTTTCCAAATACTGTTGGGTTACCATACAAACTCGTGTTGTAAAACCTTTCCTCTTGGTTAGGTTGTACTTGTGGTTTTCTTCTGAAAAAATCTAATATTGTTGCCAAATCCCTAGTGGTTTTAATGTACCTTATCCATATAGATATATAGAAAATGTATTTTTGTGAACCTTTTATTTATACTTTTTTTTCAAATACCCTGTAATCCTTTGTAGATACTTATAAACTTGCCTTGTAGATACTTTCTTTATCTTAGCTATTTCAGTTACTTTTAGATTATAAACGTACCTTAATTCAATTATTTCTCTTTCCTTTTTTGTAAGCAAGTGATGTATATCAATCCAAACTTTATCAGCCAAAGGATTGTATTCTTCAGTATCGTCTATATCTATAAATGGTATTTGTTGTCTGTACTTCTTGTGGAATGGTGAAGTGCTAGAGAATACTTGATTAGTAATTACTCTAGCTATGTAAAATTTAAAGTAACCTCTTTCGTGAATTGTTTGAACAGACTCATCACTTTGAGTTAATATTATTAAACAAACCTCTTGCACTAAGTCATCAAGAAGATTAAGGTCTTTGTTACTTCTAAGAACATTGGTACAAATCTCTCTAATAGAGTTGTACTCTTTTTCTACTATCTCGTTCTTAGATAAAAAATATTTCTTTGTCATCGTAAGCTGAACCACCTTTATTCTTGTTTTCCATAGCCTCAGATAGTGCCATAAGACAAGCTATGACACCATCCACTTTTTCGTTTGATTTACTTTTATCTACCTTTACGTTAGCAGCAGGATCAAATGTAAGTACTACATTACTCATCATCCATCTTAAAACTGGATTACCTCCGTGTCTAACCTTACCACTAAGTATTAATGTTTCAAATTCCTTTGTTGCAGGTGACATTGTTTTATAACCTTGACCTACAGGTATCATAGGACAACCTTCCTCAGTTAAGTCGATTACAATTTGACTAGCGTTCCATCTATCGTAAGCTACTATTTGAATATCAAACATCTCACTTAAATCTCGAATTTTTTGCTTAATGTAATTGTAATCACAAACATCACCAGGAGTATAGATTATGTACCCCTCTCTTTCCCACTTATCATAATTTACTTTATCTCGCTCTGACCTTCTCTTAGCGTTCTCTTCAGGTATAAAAGAATAGTTTATAATATCGTAACCACCTTCGTCATCAGGGAACAATAAAGCTAAACAAGTAACATCTCGTGTACTTGCCAAGTCTAATCCTGCGTAACAAACTTTACCTCTTAAATTAGACTCACTTACTTCGTCTGCACAAGCCATCCACTTCTCATCACTAATCCACTTAGTTTCGTTGGCAACCCATTGATTTAAGTGAAGTCTACGGAACGTATTTTCGTATGAAGGTTCATTCTTAGCCTTAACAGATTGTTGTCTCATATACTCTTCCGTAATGATAGAGCCGTAGCCTGGATTAGCTTTCTTCCAAACCTCTTCGCTAAAAATATCATCTTCTTGGT